CAGTTGCAAGAATCTAACAAAGCATTAATGGAGGGAATGTTGCTAAACGCTGAAACAATTGTCAGGTTGCGTCGAATGATTCAAACAGAAGTTGGTCTTGATCGTGCCACACAATTACTTGGGGACAACAATGACTTTATCTAATTTATACCTAGCCGCTGCCGACAAACTGCGCCACAAAGGTTTGTTGCCAGACTCCCGACCCGCTACGCTTGCAATGTGTTCGCACGAATTAGGCGGTATTGCCCCAACTGGTGAACGTGCTTTGCTTGAGAAATTCTTGACCCATGTTGAAAAGAAGATCGACAGGTTTGACAGACCGGCATACAGGCTATCGCCAGCCATGCGTATAGCCGCTGAGAGAGCCAAACGTGAACAAGTGGTACTCATGGGTGTGGGAGGCTGGTGATGACGCTATGGGACTGGATGTTTGTATTTTATGCTGCCGCTGCCGCAACGGTTGGCACTCTCGTTTGGTATCGTTGGTCACGTTGCACCAAGTACCCTAAAGAGTTTGTTTGTGATGGTTGCGGTCAGGTTTGCACAACGTTGCGTGACGGGTTGTGCGTGTACTGCGACAGGCACTTCAAGCCAACATCGCAGAAGCCTTTACCTTAACGTCAGCAACCCGATTTAGCCATCCTTTGCCAAAGGTTGCAAAGGTGGTTAAAGACCGATAGAAATCTTCTTTGGCTTGGCTAAATCGCTCAATCAACTCAACAGGGTCAACGGCTTGCACAGCTGCCATTGTCATTGGCCCAAACCCACCGTCAGGCGTTACTCCAACTGCCGTTTGCAACGTCTTGATTGCTCTGCCTGCGCCGGCGTTCACGGCAAAATCAAACATTAGGTAATCCAAACCTACGGGCAGCTCGTCACCACGCACAGCGTCCCAAAACTTCTTTTTATACATTGGCTCAACCTTTTCAGGTGTTAACCCACGCATTTCTGCCTCATCAGAGCTACGGCCTACCCAGTTTTCCCATGTTGCTTGAGTAACTCCTAAGTTAGTGCGCCCCCCTGGATCGGATGGGTGGTGAACATAACCACCTTCTGATTTCAACATTAAATCAAACGCTTGTTTCCAATTGTTATTCATTTAATACTTCGCACCCAGTTTTGTAATTCAGTCAACATCAAGGTCGTTTCAGCGCATTGTCTAATAAATTCTGTGTTGGTGGGGGCTGCATTAGGGCAACTGGTGGGCTTGGAAACGGTGGGCAAGTTACCGCTACTGGTGTTGAGCTGCACCCTGTCAGCGTAATAATTATGAACAGCAGACAAACGAGCTTCATATTGATTTGCGATTGAAGTCGATATAGTTTCATGCTCTTTTACCTTTGCAGCGTTAATGGTTTCCTGTGCTTTACCCAATGCAGCAATCTCAGCCTGATACTTAACGAATTTCTTGTGTTCATGGCTATACCCCATAAAATACATAGCCGCACAAAGGGCTAGGATTGCAACAAGTTTCATCCATAACGCACTAGGGAACAATGGAAACATTATTTGCGCCAGTTGTCATCCATCGTTGCAAAGCCCATATACGAGCCTACAACGGCGCTGACAAAGATATAGAACGGCATGGCTATAGTGCCAAGGGTAGGGGACTCAGACACTAGGATAAGCAGGGGAAAGACTAGCGCAGCAAGCATTGATAGCCATGCCATCCAACGCCTGTTTTTCCAACGGTCTGTCACTTGTCTACCTTAGACTCTAGCTTGTCAAACAAACGGTCAAGCAGCATTTCAACTCGATCAAAACGCTTGTCCATTTCTGATTTGAGCGTGTCTAACTCTGATTTCTTAACGTATACATCGCTCACATGAAGTTTAAGCCCTGCAATGTCGGCTTTTAATTCTTTGACAGAATCCCACAATTGTCGGCAAAACCATCCACCGATAGCCAATAAACCACCAGCGCCTATGTTGATAAAATTCTGCCAATCCATGAATTACTCCGGATATTTTTTAAATGGTGAACATTGAATAGCAACTAGCTTTTTACCATTAACGGTTTCACCTAACAACTTGTATCCAAAGATAATTTCTACGCATCGGTCTTTGTAAAAGTAAGCTTGCGCCCGTAGTAACCAACCTATGTCACCATCGTCATTACACACTTTCCAAAAACTGCAAACATTCTTGCCAGACTTCCATTGATCGTCATTGTCTTTGGTATACAAAGCAAACGATCCTTTAGCTGCATAGCCCCACTTAGCGCCAAAACCATATGCCGCATTGCGCCACAACCAAAACACTCGACTAGCGTAGCGTAGCCAATAATGACTGTCGTAATAGGCTTGGTCGTATTTCAGCTTTAATGGGCTTGGATAGTCACCGTACCACCATTCGTCTAGCGGTGCGTCTGGTGACTGCCAAATACGCAAACTAGGAATAAGGAACTCACGCAACTTGCCAGGGTACAACGAGGGAAACCCTGTTGTTTCAGATTCCTCTGCGTGGACAATAAGCAACGCTAAAAATGGCGCAAGAGGGAACGCTAAGATAGTCAATCCAATCAGGCCAACAGACTTAACAAACCATATTGCGACAGATTTAAGCATCAATATCAAAGCCTTTTAAAAGTGCGTAGATCGCCCACGGAATAAGCCATAGACTGCAAAGCAGCACTACCGGCAAAAGAAAAACTCCCGCAATAAAATTAATCAATTGCAATCCACGATGTAGTTGATTCATCCCAAGAATACAGCTTACCGTCATCAGGAATTGCAATTGGCGCTTCCCACAAATAATCAACACTTAAAACCCAACTTGGAAATGGTTGCGGTGCGTAAAACACATCTTTTTCAGCGTCATAAGTAAAACCAATGCCGGCAAAATTGCCACGCAAAGGAGTACCGCCTTTTGTATGCTTGTTCCCAACGGTGTTGTATGACGTTGCCAACCATGTGCCAGGGCTTGAATCAACAAACGTGTCAAAGAATTCTGGTTCAGCAACAATAACTGATACGACTTTACCGTCTACGCACTTAGCAAAATGACCCATTTTAAATTCCTTATTAAGCTGTATAAGTGCCGCTTGAAGTAAACGTATGCACCCAAGTTAATGATGCGCCTGAACCATACGATGTAACTGTGCCGCCTGTGCCACGCTGAACGGACGAAAGGTACGAAACAATAGCAACACCCGATCCACCTGTTGCGCCATTGCCAGCGCCATAAGATGCGCCGCCACCACCACCGCCTGTGTTTGCAGTTCCTGCTGTTCCGCTTCCCGACCCCGATCCTGCGCCGCCACCGCCTGCGCCACCTGTACCGCCTGAACCGCCGTTATATCCACCACCTCCACCACCAGAATAATTAACACTACTGCCGGTGATGCTGTTTGCTGATCCTGCGCCGCCATTACCACCCGTAGTAACAGCATTTGCGCCTACAGCGCTTGCACCACCACCGCCGCCACCACCATATGCACCCGATCCAGTGCCTCCGGCAAAACCTTGTCCTGAAGTCCCTGCACCAACTGTGCCTGTATGAACAGCGCCACCGCCTGAACCACCCGCAACACCATTAAATGAAGATAACGCAGAACCACCGCCGCCACCACCAGTTGATGTATTGGAAAATGCTGAACTATTTGAACCATTTGAGCCTGGGGCGCTTTGTGATGATGAACCCGCACCACCAGCGCCAATGGTAACTGTGTATGCTGTGCCTGAAGTTAGAGTTGTAATCCCGCTTAATAAACCTCCTGCCCCACCGCCGCCCCCTGCGTTAAATCCACCACCTCCACCACCGGCTGCAATCAAATAATTAGCCGAATAAGTTTGACTAACAACAGCTTGCCAAACAAAACCGTTATAAATTTCATACACCAATAACGTGCTATTCCAACGCTGCGCCCCTGGCGATGGCGTGGCAGGACGTTGAGCAGTAGTACCCGCCGGTGGTTGCCATGCGCCTGTGCCAGTAGACACTAATTGAGTGCCTGCGCCCGATAACGTTAAAACACCGCTAATCGTTAAATTAGTAAATGTCGTTGCAGACACACCAACAACTTGAAATTGAGTACCGTCGTAAACAACAACGTACAAGTAGTTGGCAATTAAATCAGATGCAACTAATGCCGTTGTGCCATTTTTGGTAATGGCTTTTGCGCCTAACGAACTGATGTTGATCGTCACCGCACCAGTATTTGTATTAGCGGCAACAAAAGCAAACATTTGACCCGCTGCGTATGCGGTCAATGCAGGGCTTACAGTTGCTGCAATTGTGTCTGTTCCCGATACCGTCAAGAACGAGCCAAACGAGTTTTGCACTTGTGCAATGTTTGCAGAGTCAGTTGCTGCCGAACCCGCACTCAATCCCGTGAACTTAAAAGTTCCCATGGGAAGATTCGCTGTCGGTGTCGTTTGACCGTCTTTGGTAAGCGCAGTCGATAGGCCGGTAGCCAAGTCAGCGGTCAGCGCATTAAACGCTGTTGATGAAATGACTGTGCCTGTGACAACTGGCTGACCAGCTGAGTTAATTACAAATGTACCGCTGCCGTTATAGCTCATTAATTGCCTCTTACTCAGTTAATTGTTTGAATCGTTGCCCTAATTGTTGCATTAAATCAGGGTTTTGCAACAAACTGCCGTAACGCAAACCAGTTGTAACTTTCTCACCTAATTCCATGCCAGGCACTCTAGTTGCAAGAGCGTTTGCCATATTTAACGCTTCTTTTTGATCCATTTGACTTATTTGACTGCCAAATACTTTTTTAGCGCCTGCTTTTATAAGAGGTACGGCAGCTGTTGCCCCTACAGCCGTTCCAACAAATGGCAAGCCACCTAAAGCACCTAACGCATCTATTCCTGCACCCAATACTAAAGCACCGCTGTTGCTATTGTTGACAGCAGAGCCTTTAGGCTGCGTTGTCATGTAACTTGCCACACGACCTAAACGTTTTAATTCTCCAAGCTCTTCTGGGGTAAAGAACAAAGCTAATTTTCTATCGCCAATGTTATCTAATGCAGAATTAAAACTTTTCGCGCCAAAAGCACCAATTTCATCTGATTGACCGCCCAAAGCCTTAGACTTTAAGTGGGTCAAAATAGCGTTTTTGGTAGCAACAGGATCGCCTGATTTAGCAATGGCAGCGGCATCATCTAAAGTACCGCTTAAAACAAATCGTTTAACAAAATTATCAGGTTGCATACCGCTTACTGCGGCCTCAACTGGCGCTGATGATTCTTGCCACGTCATGCGCTCACGATGTGATGCTCGGGCTTTATTTAAAGCATCTAACAATTCTTTGGGTTGAGCATCTTTGCCTGCTAAGTATGCAGCACCAACCTCAGTAACAACTTGACCGCCACCAAATTCAGTTTTAATTGGTTTAATTTCTGTTTGGTCGATGGCATCTCTAACAACTTTTAACGCTGCCTTGATGTTGCCATCGTTTGTAGATCGTTGCGCCGTTGCAATCGTAGTCATTAAATTATCTAAAGCGTTTACATCAAATGGGACTGGATACTTTACGCCCTCAATTGTTGTTTCGCCTTTTGAAATGCTATTAATCATTGTTCGCACTTCAGCAGGCAAAAATGCGTTTTTATTTGCTTTAACTAGCGCCGCATCAATATTTTGAACTAATTCGTTTCGGTTTAATGGTAATTGACCGCCTGGCATCCCTTCTGCTTGTTTGTACAAACTACTTGTAGCCGCTTGTCTTGCAGCGTCAGCCGCAGAAATATTGCCAATATTTGCTTGGCCTGCTGCAAATAAATCTGTTTTGCCTGCGCCACGTTGATTTAAAGCGTTAATAAGAGCTTGATTGTTAGTGTTTTGAATTTGCGCTAATTGTTGTAAATCTGTATTTGTTGAATTAATGCCTGTTTTTGCAAGATTTTGTTCAAGCGTAACTTGGCGAGGGTCAAGCGTAATCATGCCTTTTGTTGGCGTAGCGCCTTCAATCATCCGAATATCAAACAATCGACGCATTGCATCTTCATCAAACTTGCCGCCAGTACGCAAAGCATTACCAACGTCATTGCGTAGTGCTGTTTTTATTTGATCTGGAACTTTTGAAAAGTCAAAACCCCCTCGACCTAACGATGATGTAATTAATTCATCAATTTGTTCTGGTTGTACACCAAAACGTGTTGGTGCAACTTTACTTCCCGCTGCGGTAACTGCTGATCTTATGCCGCTTTGAATGGGCGCAGCAGCAATTGGTGCAGCAACACCCGCAAGAATACTTGCAAGCAATTCCACTTCAGGTGGTGATCCATATTCCCTTGCAACACTACCACCAGCGCCAGCGCCAACTGCGGAAATTCCTTGCATTGCTGGGTTTGCAGCCAATTGTTGCAAGATTGCTTGTGAATTGCCACCTGTTAACGGCGCTAAAACTTTAGCCCCGCCCATCATTGGAATTGCGCTAAATCCTGTTTTTGCAACGTCAAAACCAAATCTTTCTGCTTGACCTGTGCGATCCATAACAGATTTTTCAATAGGCTTTGGCAATTGCAATAAATTGGCAAGTTTTCCCGCCATTGTTTCAGCAGACGCAACCCGTGGCCCACCCGCAGCTGTACTTGCCGCTTCTATCGCCATACGCCAAGGTTCTGCTGGCGCTGATAACGCAGAGCCCACGCCTTCAATTGCTGCTCGACCCGTTAACCCCAACATTCTTGGAATGGCTTGTATATTGCCCATTACCGACGATGTTTGTGGCTTTGGTGCTGGCGGTGCAACATATGGCTCAGATGCTGGCAAAGCAAATTCTGTGTTTAAAGTGTCAAACGGATTTGCTTGCTGCGTAGGTTCAGGCACACCAAGTCTAAATTCTTCGTTTAGTGATGCAAAAGGATTGTTGCTCATGGTAGGTGGGTTCGCATCTGAATTTGTAGCGCCGGCTAAAAACCCCATTGCTTTTGGACGGTTTCTAAAACTTTGCGCCGTATCAATAAGAGAATTAACGTATTCAGGATGTTCTGCATAACCACCTTGTTTTAAGGCCGTTGCGAACTTAACTGGATCACTTCCTGAACCAACAACACTTGGGTATCTGCGTCTAATTAAATTAACAAAATGCTCACCGAACGCCTCTGGGGTTTCAAACGCTCGATACTTGTCGGTGCGGCCTGTGTAGTTATCAACAGCAGCTACACCCCCACCAGAGAAATCCATAATGTTGCCAAGATTGTTAGTGCCAGGGATTACCGACTTACCCCAACCTGTTTCCAATCCCCATTGACTTAACAGAAGATCAGGACTAACGCCCAATTGATCGCCAACCCTTGTTGCCAAAGGTGCATATTGCGAGGCAAAATCTTCTGGGTTAGCCATTATTTAATCCCGTACTTTTGACGCATCGTAATAGGCTTGCCATCAGGTGATCTACCAATCGGCATATCAAATATTGAACCTTCAATTTTTGACCATTCGGTGCTGATTGATCCAAGTTTGCCTTTATGTACTTCAGGCATATTTGAGGCTTTTTGGAAGTATCCTGATTTACGCTGATCTTGTAATGCCATAGCCTGTGCAAGATCAAGGGTAAAGTCTTTCGCTTGTGGCGTATCTGAAAGCGTAACAAACGTTTCACGGCCTGTAAGAGCGTCACGTTCTGTTTGTGGCCCTTTCTGTGATGCCAATCGATCAAGCAATGCTTTTGATCCTTCTTTTTGAAAGATTTGGGCATTTGTTGCAAACTTCTCAGCGTCTTTAACACCAGCTGCTGCAAGCATATTGGCAATATTTGCTTTAGTTTCTGTGCCAAATCCAGTTTGAAGATCGGTGTTTCGCAATACGGCTACGCTATCAAGCGTTTTTTGTGCCGTTTGACCTTGCAAGAAAACTGGTGCTGCCACGTTTTTACGCCAATCTTCATTTAAGCCAATATCAGCGGCTTGCATAACTGGACTTTCTTTGGTTACAACTGGTGTTGTTCTTGTTGGTTGAGTAGTTTGCAAACCACTTAAAGGTAATCCCATATTTGCAGCTTGAGTTGTTGCAATTGTTCTACCTTGTAAATCAAGCGCCTCTGCTGGAGTTGTTTGCGCTCGACCTAAACCTGAACCAAATGCTTCTGCTTGATTAATGCTTGCAACTGTTGGGCCGTAATTCTCAACCGGACTAGCAACTGCACCAGTAGGTGTAATTGCCATTTGTACGCCACCTTTTGGCGCAATATATGTTGGCATCGCTGAACCCGCAGGAATTAATGCACCACCTTCCGCAACGGTAGTTGGCGCAACATAGCCGCCTTTAAATACAACATTAGCCATTGCCCTTTGATATTCTGGACTGCCTTTCCCATAAATTGCTTCAATATTTTTCATTTCAGACGTTGGCTCAAGTTGCTTAACCAACGCTTTTAAATATTCTTGTTGACCCATATTTCGCACTAGCATTGCATTAACCCGTGGGTCGCTGTGCAACATTGGAATTTGCCCCGTTTGTGGTGCAACTTGCTGCCCTGCTTGAATAGGCGCTTGAGCCATACCAGGCATACTAATGGGCATGGCTTGTGCAACAGGCTCCGCTGGTTGTGCCGGTGGCATACCTTCGCCGTAATTAGTATTTGCAATTGGTTGTTGCTCTAATACTTTAGCTAACTTTTGTGGCGCTGCCATTGGTGGCAAATTGCTTAATGCAAGTTCTTGATTGCCAACTTTTAGCGCTAATTCTTGACGAGCTTGATCTGCGCTGTCCATTTGCTGCCCTGCAAAATAACCTTGCAAAACTTTAGCAATGCCAGACAAGGGCGAAATAGGCGCTTGAATACCTTGATAACCACCAACTTCAATTGGTTGCAACGCCTGTTGCTGCAAAATTTGAGCCAATTGTTCACGACGAGCAATTGATCGGTAATCCTCATCGTATGGCCCTGGCGCTCTGTAGCCTTGTTGAGTTGGAATATTAGGTAGCATAGTTGCCATGACTTACCCCGTGTAATTGTTTGCAGTTACATCTGGCCCGACAGCATTGCTACGATCAAACATACCGCCAGTCTGCGACTGACCAAGTTTCAACCGAGCCATGTAATCTTGATAATCTTGCATCTGATTACGTTGACTTGATTGCTGATACATTTTTATTGCATCTTGAGCGCCACTAAACGGGTTTTGAGCCTGTGGCATCTGCTGTTGCATATCACCTTGCAATTGAGTCGGTTGGGCTTGTTGTTGCAACATCTGCGCCATTTTCTGTTGCGGTGTCATGTTGACGTATTGGTTTAGCATTATAGTTTCCCGTAATTAACCATCATATAACCGCTTTCATGCGGAACAATTGCATTTGGCATTACTGTAGCAACTTCGTCTGCCATTACGCCACGCTCACGATTACCAAAAATGTCGTATTCATAAATACCAATGCCAAGTGGGTGAGTGCCAACTTGAACAATATTTGATTTTAAACGCCGATCAGAGAATTTAGGTGCAAACATTGCTGCCGTACCCAATGCACTAAATAAGCCCTGCGTAGTTGCGTTATTACCCGCTTGCTGAATACCGTACCTTGACATATCAGCCTGACCTTGCGCTTGCGTACCCGCAAAGGTTGGCGCTGGTGCAACTGACGTACCCTGATAGCCTTGGAATTGTGGCAATTGGATTTGTGAACCGCCCATAAGCCCAATGACTTCGTTAATCGGCTGCGCCCGTAATGCCAAGTCCTGCGCCAGCTGCTGTTGCTGTGCCGTGTTCTGAAACTGAGCTTTGTTAAGCCCTTGGCTGTATTGAGTGCCTTGGGTTGTCATGCCTCGACCATAGTTGTCAGCCATTGCCGTGTTGTAAAGCCCTGCGCCTGCTAATTGCGCTTGATTGGCAAAAGAACCCAATGTTTGCTGCTCATTCAATCCTTGCTGCCGAGCCGCCATGTCCAAGTTAATACCTTGGAGTGCAGCTTGGTTGTACAAATCGTTGATCTGTTGCGAACGATTGCGAAACGCTGCATCATAGGCCTGAGTTCCTGGTGCTAAACCTTGATTGGCTAATTGTTGTCTAAATGATGTATCGCCAGCCTCAATAGTCGGGTTTAAGCGCTGCAAAATCAAATCTTGTGCAGTTGTTCCCGCATTGATTGGCATCCTCGCAAGGTTGCTTGTATCAAGCGAATACTGCAACGGCACTTCAGATTTAGAAGTAAAGTTTTCAGACAACGGTACAGCGCCATAACCACCAAAATCATGTTTAATTTCAGTTGTAGTTGGCACAAACGGTTTTGATAACGTGTCATACGCATTGGCAATGCCGACCTCACCAAGATTGGCTAAAGCAGTTTGTACACGTTGTTGCGAGTCTAAAGTTTGTTGCGCTTGTGGGGTAAGAGTTTGAGTAATGGTTGGCATACCGCCACCAGTCATAAACCCTTCACGGGTTGGCGCAGCGCCTCGTTTAGCTTGTGCGGCATCGTAACCGGCTTGATCAAAATATGATGCACCCGTTGTTGTATCGCCTTCAGGACTGCCTGCCCGCATAAATGTGTTGCGGTCTACGTTGCCAGCGTTGTATTTAGCTAACGCCGCATCATACGAGGCTTGGTCAAACGTAGGGCTTGAATAAGAAACAGTTTGATTCCCAAATGGCGTGTACATATTTGGGTTTGACATAATGTTCGACTGTTTTGCCGCTGCAAGGTTATCAATGCCTTGTTGCTTGGCTGCGCCAATATAATCTGGTGCTGGTGGTGCTGCGCTCGACTTACCCATTTTCTACCCCTAGAAACCGGCAATTTTCTTGTGCCAATGTCAAAAATATAATATCGCCATCCGGTGCTGCATCTTTAACCCTTGCTTCTTCAACAAAACCCATATTAATAACTAATTTTAGGCTTTTTGCATGGGTACTGCTCACCGGAACGATAATCTTTTTTACCTTACAAAACTCAAAAGGGTAGCTAAATATTGCTTTTAAATACCCTTTTGTAATGCGTCCTTCAATTGCTATGTGACACACAATTGAGGCTTTGTTCCAATTCTCGTAAATTACGCCTGCAATAATCTGACCATCACGCTCTAACCCAATTGCCTGCGAACCATCTGCAAAATATTTACCTTGTACTCGTTCTGCTACCCAATGACCGATTGCATCGCCCTGGACTATATGCCAGCCCAACCTTGTTGATACACAATGTCCGTCGATGCCCATAGAATTGTTGTTCCCTGACTTGCGGTTTTAAATTGTGTTGCAGCGCAATAACCAATGCCTGTCACGCCTTGCCAGTTATTTGTAATAACCGTATCTGTAGCCCAATAGCCAACATCCCACAAGGCAACGTCCCATTTAGCAGCAACTTGTGGGCTAAAACTTAGCGCCGCAGTTGTATCTGCTAAATCAAAATCCATGTTTAAACCAACAAAAATTGACGGTACGCCATTTGTAAAAATTGATGGTCTGGCTCTTGTAAAATACTTTTTAACCCCACGGGCATCAAAGTAGTTAAATGCTTGCAACGCATAACCGTTTATATCGCTTGTGTCATTGGCATAATTGTCATCCCATGCGTGGGCAACAAATCCATTTCCACCCCAATATGGCTCATTGTCAAAAATTGTCCAACAGTTAGCGTATTGGCCTGTGAAATTGCACCAGGCTTTCGTGATGTTATTCATCACATATTGCTGTTGTTGTCCTTCTTGAACTGGCACATTGACCGTTAAAGCATTGTGTTTAGGATCAAAACTAATATCCCAACCAAAATTCTCGCCATATTGTTGCGTAGCAGCAGAAAACGCACCTTGAATCTTGTCCGATAGCGCAATGCGTGGGTCAAGCCTTGATGACTGCAAACTAGCTGCAAGTGGATAAAGACCGTTGTAAGTGAGGATAATCATATCCCCGCCATACTTCATTAAACACCGCTTGCCAACAGGCTTGCCAATGCGCCATACGCCCACTAGCGCCCATTTTGTAGCGTCCGAGGGATCAGTACCCGAATAAACAATAACCTCGCCATTCGACGTTATAAATACTAAATTATCGTCTACGCCGTAGCCGGCATCAATTGTCCACGTCCCCGCTGCAACCAAATAACCACCGAGCTGGGCAACTGCACTCATATCAATATAGTTAGCCGCCCCCGCAATGCTCAAAGTTGGCAAATAATATGCTTTTAGCGTTGATGCTTGCGTAAACCAAACTTGGTTTTTAAACGTGGTGATATTGCTTAAAGTTGATGCAGTCACGCCAGTAATGGTTGGGTTTGTCCAATTCGTACCGTTATAAAGCAACGGCGCATCAATACCGTTAACACAATAAAGATAACCGCCGGCAGGCGTTGTGACGTTGGTATATTCCCACTTTGCATTGTTTAAACCCGTCTTTACAGCTGCGCCAACAGCACCGCCATTTGTGCAGTCATAAATGGACGTGTTTGCAATTGCAAATAACTTATCTGTTGCACCACTTGAATAACCCATCAAAGTCTGAACTTGACCTGTAATGCCGGTGGAATACTTTGTGTATCCTCCACGCAACACCACATTGTTGACCGTGGGAAACAAATTCGTTAACTGAACGGCATCGAGCGTGTCCATGTTTGCGATACTGTCCCGCACGTTCCAACCACCGATAGGCGCTGGCAACGACTGAACACGAGCCGCTGTGCCTTGTACAAGTCGATTAGGCGCAACCATTAGTTTGTTCCGTAACCAGTATCAGGTATGTTGTCGTAGCCAATCAAGACTGTGCCTGGTCTTGGCGCAAACGACAAATTAGCCGCTGACGTATCCTGCGCCCGAACAATCTCAAATTCTTCAATGTAATTGCGATACATTGCCGTTGTATCAAAGCCTTTAGCCTCAAAATATTTAAGTTTGGTAGCCAACACCATCAATCGGTCAGGATAAATACAAGTATCTGTGTCGGCAGTAAACGATGTTTTTACAACGCCTGTGTCCGACAATGCCCAACCGTTTGATCGATATTCATAGCCAAGCAATTCATTGGTTGAAACGCCAGGCCAAATCTGAAAGTATTTGCCAAGAAGTCGGTAGCGAATCCGTGGGCCGGTTGAGATAAAGCCAGACAACAGCCATTCCCATTGTTGTGCGCTTTCAGGGCCAAGCATTTCCCAATGCTTTGATTTGTCCCAATGCGTGCGTGGAACGGTTGATTCGTAATCTGAGGGTAATGCGTACTTCACTTTTTCAAAAGTGATCGTAGCCCCTGTATACGTCCCTGTAGAGGGTAAATTAACCGTTACTTGCGTGGCTGAATCAACCGACTCGATATAACAAGCGTTTGAAATGCCGTTACCCACCACTTGATACGTTGAATCAAGCCCAGCAGTCGATGGGATGCCGGTGATGGTGTAAGTGTTTAGCGTCACATTACCCGTTGTTTGGGTATAGACCGTGGTAAATGTGTATTGCTTTGTTAATTGCCGCCAGTCATGCTTTCTTAAAAACTCATAACCGGCAGCGTTCATCAACGCAAGAATCTGAATTACGTCTTGATTAGTATTTGATGCAACTGCGGTAGGTGTTCCGACCCCAAGCTCGTTTGTGACTTGGGTAACGAGTTCGAGCATTGTGGTCGTTGACATTTAGTCCTCTTTTTTAGGTCTGCCTACCTTCTTTTCAGCCATGAAAGCCGCTAATTGCTCTTTTAATTCAGCAAGTTCGCGCTTGGTGCTTTCCATCTCTGACTGACTAGAAGATTGATTCTTCGATTGCAAATACCGACGTGCTAACTCACGCATCCCTACCGCACCCATGCCAACACGTTGAAGTTGACCGTCTGAGGCTGTAGCGACTTGCTCAACAGTCTGAAACTTAAAGATTTGCAGCTCTGCAAGTTGCATATCGTTTAATTCGTCAGGCCTGTCTTGATGCCATTGTACTAAAGGAACGCCGACTACTTCAGCGTTATTGTTCTGCATTTGAAAGTGCAGCCATTGCCGAGGGAATCGTTGTTTATGATCTTCTCTTACTGGTGTTTCGATTACTGTGGTTTTATCGCCTGGCACAATAATACGAACAAAAGGTTTTTCTTTGTACGGCTCTTTGTCAAAAACATAAAACTCAACGTGCAACTGGCTGTCTGCGTTGTGTACGTCTGAATCTAGCGACAATTTACTCTCCTGTGGGGATAAATAAAAAAGAGGGTAAGGTTTCCCCTACCCCCTTGTACTTACTTAAACTGATGCCTTACTGAACCATGCTACGTCACCTGACACAAGCGCAACTGCTGGGCTTGTATAAGAGCCGCCGGTAGCTGTTACCAAAAAGGTAGTAGCGTTGACGGTGCAAACTGCGGTAGAGGCAGAAATTGATGCGTTAGCCTTAGCCAAAACATACAATTTTCCGTCTGAACCAAACGCCTGCAAACCTAATGGCCCATCGGTAGGAACTGCAAGACCTGCCGAGTTAGGGTTAGTTGCTGAGATGCTTGTAAAGGTAGCACCAATAATAGGACTGACTGAATATGCCATGATTGGTTCTCCTTTAAGCGATCAGCACGCCGCAGAATTGCGGGCCTGAAGATGTTAAGTTACCAGCCCAGCCAACCAACTTGACGATAGCGTCTTGGTTAACAGCTTGGCGCTCGCCGCCGATTGGCACAAAATTACGATCAGCGTGGGGGCGGAACATCAAGTACTTGGTGTTCAAGAACCACATATGATTCGCAGTCGCTGCGTTACCGATACCGCCGTCAAGAATAACGTCAGATGCCATACCTGCGCCGTAGTATTTTAGGCTTGCAAAACCGGCTCCAGCTGACGAATTACCACCGTCGGTAATACGCTGAATGGCTTGAAGCGATTGCAGATACAACGAGTAATAGTTGTTATCGCAAACGATCAGGTCAGGCTTGTCAGTACCGCGAATCAACTGAACAGCAAGAGCATCCATGTAGGCTTGGATGTTTGATGCCGAAACAGCAGCGCCGCCGTTAGTCACGCCTGAGTATGCAACCGAGCGCCAAAACGACCAAGTAGCACGATTGATGCCGCCGTATGTGCCGGTTGATGGCGCATCAGGAACAGCAGCACCGAGGCCGGTGATGTTTTTGCCTGAGTTACCAGTACCGTCTAGGTAAATATCACCCGAAATACGGTTAGCCAACTGAGCTTCAGCCACGTTCATGCGACCATCGAGCAAGTCGATGATTGCTTCTTTACCGCTGTTCTGAATCATCTCAAGGCCGCTGATCGAAACTGCCGATGCGTATTGAGTGATTGAAAACTGGGCAGCAGAAATAGGGCTGTTTTGCGACACGTTCAACACTTCATAGCCAGAATAGCTGTTGGTGTTGTTAGTTGCGCTGTCGTTATACATGATCTCTTGCAAAATCACGTTACCGCCAGAGAATGTCTTTACGTTGCCACGTTCTTTTAGTCGGCGCAGTAAAGCGTTGTTGTTTGTTACGTTATCAGCAAGTTCACCGGTGCGGCTTTGAATGTTAGTCGCAATGATGTCGCTGATCGAGCTATTGGCAAATGCCATAGTTAATCTCCGATTAGGTTATCAAAAACGTTCGTTTAAATTGTCAAATTGCTCTGCCAATAACGAGCGTCTATCTTGCGCTTTGGTACTCGTCGCTGCCCCTGGTGTTGAGGATTTAACGCTGACCGCTGCCGCCTTGGCTGCTTTCGCTGCCCTGTTCGATGCTTCCCGCTTCGCTGCATCGGCTGCGCCCTGTGAGGCTTGCTGATGTTTCGTAAACAGGTCGTTATCTAGGCGTATTGCTTTCTGATAAGCATCATCCAAGTCTTTCGCCACGCCGCTGTTAAGCAACTGGATCATCGTTGGTCGTGCTTCTTCAAAATACTCCGCTTTTGTTTGAAATTGGTTAATTTCTTGCAAAAGCGCTTGATTCTGTGCAGTTTCCTGCGCTTGTTTCCAATTTAACACTTCCCCACGAACCTGTGCAAGTTCATTTTGAATGGCGTAGAAATTGGGGTCAGTTGGTTGGATTTGCACATCGCCCATATTGATGCCGTACTGCTGGGCTAATTGGGCAAAATAGGCTTGTTTTTGCTGTGCTGAACCGTGACGCAAAACGTTATCGGCCTCCATCAGCGCTTTGACCGCCTGTGGTGCTTCAATGCCTAACCCACGGATATTCTGCATATAAGGCTCAATAGCCTGCTGCATTTGATCGGCAAATTGGGCTTTTGAAAGCAAAGGCTGCACGCCTGCCTTCATTTCTTCTTCACGTTTCCAAGCGTATTCTTTCAGCTTGGGGTCTGCCGTTGTCCAGGCTTCGTGATAGTCCTTCTTCCACGATGCAGGTGGGCGTTCCCAGACGGGAGGCTCTGCCGGCGGCTCTAACTCAGGGGCTTCCTGTGTCTTGACTTGTTCGACTGGTGTTTCATTCTGAACTTCGTCGAACTGCTGTGACAGTAATTCCCGACGATCTGGTTGTTCAGTATTTTCCAATTGCATACCCCTTAAGTAAATTTGCGACGAAGTTGAGAAATAATCTGATTTGCTTGTTTGTGCGTCATGTTGCCTAACTGTTGGCGTAGTACATCGCGCCTGCTTTCATTTGAAATGGGCGTGTATTTGGTTTCCATCTTTTCGTTACCAACCTCAATACAACCATGCGCGCGCAAATGGTCACGATGCACCGAACGACTCGTAATCATCGACCCGTCTATCATGGATTTGTATGGGGCAATGTCTGGTATGACCATCGGGCCGAGGCTGTCGTAATGCTCTTTTGAGTGCTTTTCGACTAGTTCGCCATTGACATAAATGTATGTTTTTCTCATAACAATAGTAAAACGTCCTCATCATCCATTTCTAAATAAGCGTTGTAAATCTGCTCAACCCTGTCAAAACTAGCCAACATTGCATCGTAATCAATAACCGCTGGCGCTTGCTTCGTGGCTTGTTTAATAACAAACGGTTCTGCAATTTCCTCGGCTATCTGAGGCTTACCCTCAACAATTTGCTCGTATAACGCTAAAACTTCGTCACGCCGAGCCTGTGCCTTTGCCGCCTCACGCCTGCGCTGTTCTTCCTCTTTACGCTTGTTAACGCCGCCATCGTGAAAGTCAAAGATAACCGGACTAACTGTGACAATCGGAATTGCACAGAATGGTTGCGCTGCAAAGGCGTTAAACCCGAACATTACTCAGTTGCCACCGGATCAGCCCAAGGTAAGGGGGCGGGTTGTGGCGTAGGAATCTTTTGCGCATCGATCTGGGCTTGCACTTCCTTTTCCCATGATGCAATGCGTTGAGCGCCAGCTGAGTCTTTAGTCCATTGAATTGCTTGGGCTTCTGTGACTTCAGGGTATGGAGTGTAATTTTTAGGGTCAGCAGGCAGCAAATTAAGGCTGTAGCTAACTTGCCCTGATAACCCGTCTTGTTCGTCTGATAGCGTGAAATTGGTCATTGTCACCATATCAGGCTTGACGTCATTGGTGACCATCATTGAGTTAATTGTCCACTTCATTTTTGCACCTCTGCGTGAGTAATTACGGCTGCGTCTGCTTGTTGTTTGATTTTCATCATCATTGGGTATGTGTTGCTTTTGTTTGGCTGTTCGCCTAGCAATTGCAAGACAAAGTTAATTTCTTCGATGGTCAATTTAAAAGGTAAGTCCATTTTTATCCTACGAGAAGTCTGCGCGACGTGCCGCCTGCGTCTGTAATGGTGACGTATCCAGTTGGAGTTAAAACGCCTGCGGTGTATGTGCCAAACTGTAGTGTGCCTGTACCTTTTGGGGTCAACTTTAAGTTGATGTTTGCGTCTGAGCCTTGGGCTGAGAGTTCGGGTGCGCCTGTGGTGACTGAACCTGTGGCTTGAACATAATTAACTGCTGACGCTGTATGTGCCGCAAGAAACTGCCGCACTCCATTTGTTTGAAGCGTTAACCCGCTATTACTTGAAGTGCTGTAGTTTGATGCGCCAACGTAAGGTGCGTTACCGTTTAATGAACCTAAAACAACATGAGCGCCAACCACGTTTGTAATGTCAGTAGCAACACCAATAGCCGCAGATACGTTTGAAAAATTAGCCCAAGTATTACTACCTTGAATTGATACAGGAATATTTGCCGTTGAGCTTGTTAACTTTGGTGTTCCACCAGTTTGTGCGCCCGTTGCAATAATGTAATTAACACCACTTGCTACAGGTGCGACAGCAAAACCGCCGTTAGTTGTCGTACTCCCACCAAGCGCAACTACACCTGTGCCTTTGCTGTTTAAGACTAAGCCGATATTCGCATCACTACCGCCCGCCGAAATACTTGGGGCTGCACCCGTTCCTGCGCCCGTAAGATTTAAATAATTAAGCGCGGATGGCGTATTAGAAATACGGACTTGTTGACCGCCTCCTGTTCTGAAACCATGCGCCTCATTGCCTTTCGTGTCATAAAAAACGTAAATATTTGTATCTGCACCTTGCGCCCCAAAAACAAGTCCACCGCCCGTAACAGCGCCGGTTGCTTGCCAATAGTTAACCGCCGAAGCCACGTTATTAACTTGCAGCGATTGGTTGCCTGCTGCGCCGCCGATAACTGTCGTGCCAAGCATCGTAGTCGTTGAGCCATTTGCTGATCCGACTGTGATGTTTGTAGTCGAGCCGCTTAGACCGCCTGTGCCGACGTTGACGGTTTTGGTGTTGCCAGTGGTGGTTGCGCCTGAACCAACGTTGCTAGTGCTAGTTCCTGCACCTGACCCTAATGTGTTTGATGAGGCGGTAAATGTTTGTGCCGAAGTCCAGTTTTGAGCAACGTTTACGCAAGCCAATGTTCCGTCTTGGTTTTGAAACGTAAAAGTGCGAGTAGCCCCAGTTCCTATGGTACTCAACTGAAACTGCGCTTGCTTAGTCGGATCTACATCGTCTTGCAGCGTGAATACGTTGTCTTTGACTGTGATGCTTGTGTTGCTTACTGCACCGCCTGTGATTGCTACGGCATTAGCGTCTTGCGTGGCAATTGTGCCAAGCCCCAAGGCTGTACGTGCCGCTGCTGCTGTTGATGCACCTGTACCGCCGCTAGTAATAGGCAACAAAGCCCCGCTAGGCGCAACAATAACCGCACCCTCGCCATATACCGACTTCTCAGCAGGGTAGGTCACAAACACGGTTAATGTGCCTTTGAAGTCAATCGTTGACCCTGTAGACGATGAAATTAGCGTAGTCCTCGCCAATGTGCCAACGCCAACTGTGCCAATACCAACTTCCCATTGGTTTTTGTCGCTAGTGATTGTGTAATAGCAGGTATTCCCGTTGCCAATTCCTGCTGCAAACGTCTGGAATCCTGCATAAGCACCTGACAGGGTAAGCGTACCCGTCCCTGTGGTGGTCGAATACTCTTGTACGCGATCTGCGAGAACAAGTGCCATTATTGAATGACCTCCACGCCGATAGCTTTACCGTCTTTGCCGCGAATAATCCGTTTAGGCGCTGCCATCACGCCCACCGCGCCATCAATTCGGTTCATTGTCTGACCAATCATGTCTGCCATGTTGTTATGCAACTCGTGCATTTTGCCCATTGCAATTGCTAAATTATCGCCCAACTCTCGCGTAACTTTCTGACTTGCCGCCTCTTGTGCCTCAAGCAACGGAATGTCAACGCCAGGGTTAGCGCCAATTCTAGCTACCGTAATCTTGGTGGCCTGCTCAAGTTCGACCTTCCAACGCTCGAGCCGTTCAGCATGGTCTAGTTCAGCCTGTTTCATCTGAGCCAAATGCTGCTGCTTTTGCGCTTCAAGTGCTGCGTCGGCTTGCATCTTCATTTGAGCAATCTGCATTTCAGCCTGCGCTTTAGCTTGAGCAATCTGCCCGTCAACTTGCGCCCGCATCTGGTCAGCCTGTGCCGTGGCTTGCATCTTCATCTGCTCAGACTGTGCTTGCGCTTGCAATTTGAGCATTTCAGGATCAGGTGGCGGTGGAGTTGGATTAGCCGCCATTTGCTGCTGCTTTTGTTTCATTTGTTCCATTGCCTGATCTATTGTTCCTTCAATCGGCTCTGCTTTCTTATACGCGCCAATGCCAAACTTGACCAATTCCACCAACATTGGGATCATTTCCGGAGCTTGCTGACCCATTGGCAACGCTTGGTTTAAGAACCCGCCCATAGCTTGCAAGAACTCTGTGCGATCACGCTTGTTTTGCTGTTCGTCAATCTGCACCAGGCTATCAGAGTCAACCTGAATGCGGAATGACCGCAAAGGTTTGTTTTTCAGCAACTCCAACGCTTGCGGGATTAACTCTTGATCTGCCGGTTGCATAGCTTGTGCGGCAGCGTATTGAAGAATTGTAGACGGTTGAAACTTGGTACAAATAACCTGTGCTTTTAGCTGAAATAACTCGCTTGCAAACAGGGCAACATCTTCCTGCATCGAGCGCAAACGCAAACCGGCGTACTGGCCTTTAATTTGTTGAGCTGTCGCTGTTTCACTTGCCGCAGTTTGACCTCGAACAATGTCACTAATACCGGTGATTTCATAAATTTGGCCTTTGATCTCTTCCCGCGCACGATAGCATTGCAACAGCGCTGCCGATAACGTATCTAGCGGCAACAGGTCAATCGACCCTTTTAACCCGCCTTTCTCAGAGAACGCCATCCACTTATCAACAGGGATTAGTGTGTTGTTATCGCCCTCAGGTAAAAGACGCTGCAAAGTCGGTTGTGATGCGTCGTAGACCCCACGCACACGCAAAGCCTTAACCAACCCGTCAATGCGATCGGTCAGAATGTCCAATTCTGTCGCTTGATCTTGGTACAGCACGAAGTCTGGCACAGGCACAAGCGTGTCTGAGGTCATCGTGGCGTACAAAGGTTTGGCGCAGGGGAAGAAGTTTTCTAACTCTAGCGGGTCATCACGCTCGTCAAGAATCTGTGGGCAACTCTTGCTAATCCAGTAGACTTTTCCGCTTTCCTTGTCCCAAATCTCGCAAATCTTGGCGCGAGTGAAGTCTTTAGACGATTGGGTATATTGCTTGTTGGTTTCAGGCCCAGCATCTAGCGGTATCTTTCTAGCCATTTCTTCGCCAAATCGCTCGACTAGGCTTTCTTTGGTCATGTAGACCCAACGCCAGACGCTAGTGACTTCTTCCCATGTCCGAGCTACTGAGTGCCCAAAGTCTTTCCAATGCACATAGTCAGTAGGCGCACATTCGTACTCAATCTCTTCTTGTTGTTCTTCTTCACCCATGGCGCCATCTAGCGTCATGGTTTCTTTAGCGTCAACTTCGTCCACGTCCTCAGTTACCTGCAACCCATCTTCAGGCATATCTGGAGTGCGAACGTGGGGTGCATAGCGACCCCATGCCACGCCACGCCCACCGAGGAAGCGATCTTCGACTGCGTGTTTCATTGTCGATCTGAAATCGGAGTAGTGTTCTACCTC